CGGCATGGTGAAAAAGTCAGAAGAGAAAAAAGAAACTCCTGCTAAAGCAGAAGTTCCTCTTGTCATAGAAGAAAATAAAGAAATCCCCGCCGAATCAAAAGAAGAACCTAAGAAAGATTTCTCTCACTCTCAACATTTGCGTGAGATGGAGTTAACTCCCGATCAAGAAAAAACTCTGCGCGACACGTTCCCATTTGCCAATGGAAAAATGAATCCGGTGGAAGCTTTATACTGGAGAAGCAAAAACGAAAGGCGAGATCGACAAGATGCAGAAGCCAAGGCGCGTGACCTAGAAGCCAAGCTGCTCCAGGTTCAAAAAGATTTAGAAATCATCAAGCTTAATGGAATGAAACCAGAGGTTGATGAGAACGGAAACGAGATTGACTCAGAGGATAAACCGCTGACGATGCGGGCCATCAAAGAGATGCAGGCGAAAGAAGCGGAAGAAAAACGGCGTCAAGAAGAACAAGATAGAGTGCAAGGGCATAAAGTCGCCGATGCCATGAAGGATCAAGAAGAATATGCTAAAACAATTTACCCGGATTATGATGCGACAGTTAATCTGGCGAAAGATTTGATACACAACCTCGATGCTTTGGTACCCGAACGATGGAGACAAGAACGGGTGCTGGAGTTGGTGAGGGACTTACAGATTAAAGCGGCGCAAGCCGATAAGTACGGCATCGACAGTTACAACGCAGCATTGCTTTCCTATGAGATCGGACGTTTTCATCCGAATTATGGGAAGGCAAAAAACGGCAATTCAGCCGAGAGCAACGACGGGAAATCCCCGACCAAGGCCAACGGGAGCCTAACACCCGAACAGATGGAGCGCATGGAAAAGAATACCCAACGTAGGGGTTCAAGTGCTTCTATTCCGGCTGGCGGTGGGCGTCGCGTTGTATCGGCTGAAGATGTCACGTTGCAAGATTTGACAAAAATGTCATCCGATCAAAGACAAACCTTCCGAAAAAACCATCCTGATAAATACTTGAAACTTCTGCGGGGTTAAACCTACAGGAGGCTTAAGTGCCTAATACAATTACGATTGACGCGCTTCGTCAAGAACTCTGGTCTAAGGAGCTTCTCGACGATGTTATGCGCGATGTTGAAAACGTTATGAGATTCGCAGGTGAAGATCAAAATAACGTGGTGCAAATAAGCCGTGACTTAGAAAAAAGCAAAGGCGACGTGGAAACATTTGGACTTGTTTCTCGTTTGCTGGGATTTGGTGTGGCCGGTGACGACGAATTGGAAGGCAATGAAGAATCCATGAATTCTTACTCCGAACAAGTCGCCATTGACCAAATCAGAAATGCCGTCCGATTGAAAGGGAAACTAGACGCTCAGAAAGTCGTCTATGACCAAATTAAATCGGCTCGTGAAAACCTTCGAATCTGGATGAAAGAATTCTTGATTCAGCAGTTCTTCTTGAAACTCGGAGGCGTGACCAACACCACCATCACAGATGTGAACGGAACGGTTGTGGGTACTCGCGCTACTTGGTCCAACACGCCTGATTTCATTCCCGATTCTGATGAAGCCTATACGGGCAATCGGTATCGATATATGAATGCTGGTGGAGTTTCAACAGCGTCTCTAACCTCATCTCATACTATGACGCTTGATGTGGTGACCGATGCTTCGACGAAAGCTAAACTTGCCTCGCCTCAGATTCAAAGAATCTCAGGTGACGGAGATGACTTTTACGTCATGTTCGTTCATCCCCTCCAAGCCTCTCAGTTACGCAAATCTTCCGACTGGAAAACAGCTCAAGAAAACGCCAAAGTTCGATCTGATAACAACCCCGTATTTCGCGGTGCGTTGGGATACTGGTCGAATGTTTTGCTGCTTGAAAATGAATTCGTTCCTTGGTTGGATGTCTCGGTGGTTGGAAACAGCTTCCGTGGTGCTGCAACCGGTACCGATTGTGCAGTTGACGTAGCGCGTGCCATTCTTTGCGGTCGTCAATCGATTCTCTGCGCCTATGCCTCTAATCCAGATGCGTTGGTGGTTGAGCAATTCGACTACAAAAACAAAGACGGTGTTGCTGCGAACTTCATCGGTGGTTGTCAGAAAGCGGTGTTTAACTCGAAAGAGTTCGGCGTTATTGCCGTTGACACCTACGCTACAACCTAACTCGGAACATACATAGGAGAAATAAATTATGGGTGCAATTACAGGAACAAAGGTTTATGCTGGTGAGTTTTCGGGTGAGACAAGAATTCTTCACCTGACGGCGACCTGTGCGGCGACCTCAGATACGATTACCTTAACGGCTGCGAATCATGCGGGCGTAACGGAAATCACAGGAATTGTTGGCGCTGTTATTACGGGTGGAGCGGATACGTTATTTACATCTCTTCAAGTGTCTTTCTCAGGACTGGTCATTACAGTGGTTTCTTTGGGAGCTGCCGGAACCGCTGCGACTGATTTTACCGGAACGACAATTGCTGTAACCGTACTTATTAAGACGACGGCATAAGGGGGGTTCTATGGGAGCCATTACTGGAGCAAAGACTTATGCTGGTGAGTTTCCTGGAGAAGCCAGGATTCTTGTATTGACGGCAACGGTTGCCGCTGCGTCCGACACGATTACATTGACCGCCGCTTCTCATGGCGGAGTCACAGAAATCGTCGGAATTGTAGGGGCAACGATCACAGGAGGAGCAGATGCTGCATTTCAGTTCTTGCAGGTATCTTTCTCTGGTTTGGTGATCACGGTGGTATCACTCGGTGAAGATGGATTGGCTGCTACAGACTTCACAGGGACTACAGTCGCAATCTCATTGTTAATTAAAACGACAGCTTAAAGGACGTTCGTCCCAGAGTTGTCTGCTTAGGCGTTGCTTGGAGAGGAAACGTCCATCTGGGTGAGAGGCCCACTTAATTTGTCTTTAAAATAATAGAGGGGTGAAAATAATGAAAAAGCTTCTTGGAATCTTGGCTTTAATGACGGCACTCATGCCGATAGCAAACACGGTGAAAGCCGAGAGGAAAGAAGGAACCATTATCGATAAAACATCTCAGGCAGTTGATTTCAGTCAGACAGTTGATGTCAGCGATTATGAAACGTTGTCGATTCAGGCTATTTCAACTGTGTCTATTCCCTCCGGTCATACTCTTAACACGGGAAATAAAGAATCAGCAACGATCACCATTGTTTCAACTTCTTCTCAGCTCATGTCGACCCGTTCAACAGCGACCGTAACGGTTGTTTCGACCACAGGTGTCTTAGGGGATTCTCTTACGTTGAATGGAATTGTTTTTAAAGAGGGAACAAATTGGAGCATTGGAACATCCACCTCTCTTTCAGCCTTGAATCTAGCCGCTAAAATTGATGCCGACAGTAATTTCGTTGCCACCGCTGCGGGGTCAACTGTCACAATTTATTCTCAATCAACAGGTTCTTTTTCTAACGCATGGCCTGTGCTGACAACCGATGCTGTAAATTTAAAAATAAGTGGTGCTACGTTCACTTTGGGAAAAAATCAGCATACCATCACAGTCAACGGAACAACTTTGACAGAAGGAATTGATTTTAGGGCAGACACATCAAGTCAAACCACGGCCCATAATATCGTTGTAGCGGTTAATGCCAATACAACTTTGAATGCACAGGTGCTGGCTTCCTCGGCTGCTGCTGTGGTTACTTTAACAGCACTTTACCCCGGTGTTCAGAATTACTACGTTGTTTCTTCTACCAGTGGATTTGATGCCGTGACCTTTTCTCCTGGGGCCGCTTCTAAAATTAATTTGCAAACAGACACGCTCAGTCAAACGTCTCATGGATTAACAACCGGAATGAAAGTCCTGTTTGCCACCGTAACGGCAAGCGTTGCTCCTGGTGGATTGACCAATCAAACCACCTATTTCGCTATTAAATTGACAGATAACCAGTACAAACTGGCCTCCTCTGCCCTGAACGCTGCTGGTGGGACGGCTGTTGATATCACATCGCTCCCCACAAGTAACTCAACCTATACCGTTACCGCGTCGACAATCATTCTGGCTTCGAATACGGGCTGGTACTGGCAGAGTTCAAACGATAATGTAAATTTCTCGACGACCTCCATTTCTTCATTTACATTTTCAACTTTTGGCAGTGTTTCTGGCGGTACGATCTTGACTGATCTCGCAAGTTACGCTTACAAATACTTGCGTATGGTTTTCGCAGGGCCCACTCAAGGTGGAGTCTCAATTTCCGTTAGAGCTTACGGTAAAGAGGAATAATCTTGTTCCGGCGCGCTTTCTTAATCGCGTCTTTTCTTCTTGTCTCGGTTGGACTCAAAGCTGAGATAACCTCGATTATTCAATTCCCTGCGGGGCAGAATTTTGATGTTCAATTCTCGTCGGGAAGTGTATTTTCCAGCAGTCACACATTTCAATTCATCCCTTCCAGTGGGACTTTGCAGGTTCCTAAAATTCAATTCACGGATGGAACAGTTCAGATTTCATCTGCAACTTCATCGCCCCCTTCTGGATCGAATTTTGATGTCCAATTCTCATCTGGGGGTGTATTTGCGAGCAGCAATACTTTTCAATTTATTCATTCCAGTGGAACACTGCGAACCCCCAAGGTTCAATATGGTGACGGAAGCGTTCAAACCACGGCCTATAGTTCTAGCACCCCTTCTGGAATTTTAAACGCAACTCAGACCTGGACAGGGGGAAATACATTTTTACCTTCCACAACAATCCAGAATCTTCTCGTTGGTTCTATGACTGCGAGTGCATCTACAATTTATGTAACGGGAAATATTCAGACGAATAGAGATTTGGCCTACGATATTCTTTTGTCAACAAATAATGGAATTTATTTTAATTCTGGAAACACAATTTCTATGTTTGGACGTACAACCAGTGCTGTTCCAGCGGTGGTTATTGATGGTCCTTCTGGGTCTGCTTTAGCGGGAACTGGAAATTTAATATTCCTTAGCAATAGACTTGGGACTCCTTCACAGTTTACAGTTGGGGCAACTCAAATAAACGTTTACCCAGAGGGAAATCAAAGGATGATGATAAGCTCAACAGCAACTCTCATTTTAACGGATCAGGTTACGCAGCCTTATCAACCTTCGTTTTTGGTTACGGATGGAACGGGAGCTACCGATATAACTGGAGATGCAACCGTCTACCAACTGCTTTGGCCAACTGAGGTTTATGATCAGAATTCTGACTTTTCTGCCAGTACATTTACAGCTCCCGTCAGTGGACGATATTTATTATCTGCAACGATAATCGCTGGGGGTTTGTTGACGACTCATATTAATAGGGAACTGTCGTTAATTACTTCCAATAGAACTTACTATGTAGACGATGATGCTTCTGCCGCAGCCACTGCCAATTCATTTTATTCATTTACAATAAATGTCGTCGCAGATATGGATGCATTCGACACAGCCATTGTTTCCTTTCTGGCTCAAGGTGGAACCAAAACAGTTGATATTTTTAACGATGTTAGATTTAATTATTTTTCAGGATCATTAATTAATTAGGAGAGAAGATGAAAAAACTTATTTTCGCTTTATTACTCATAGCCGGAACAGTTCAAGCGAGACAAATTATTCTTGACATTCCAGACAACGACATAAAAATCGTTGAAAACGACATTGTTGATGCAGAGCAATGGATCAGGAGCGCATGGAATGGGAAACTCAATAAATGCAAAGAACGACTAGTTAATCAGGAAGTAGCCAGATCCGTTAAGGATAGTGAACCTTTACCAGCGGGAGATACAGCTATTGTTCAAAAAGCTTTTACGAGACCTGATTATAAAAATAGGAAAGATCGGGATGCTTTCGTGGTTGGGGTCAGCACCCCCGAAGTAATTATTTCGACTAAATAAATTTATGTCCAATGAAATAAGAGGAGTATCAGCTAGCGGAACCCTGTACGCTCGCATCATGAACCGTGCGGGTCTGTGGTGGAATGGGTCGTCTTTCGAGGCGTATTCAGCGGGAAATTACGCAAACTACGATGTTTCCATGACGGAGCAAGGAGATTCCGGTGTTTATGTCGCCGATTTTCCTTCTGGAATTACGACCGGTGGAACCTATGAATATTTCGTTCATAGGCAAAGCGGCGGATCTCCGGCAGAGGCAGATGTCGTAACGGGAACAGGAACTGTCGATTGGAGCGGGACCACATCGATCATTGCCTCCTCGGATTCCATGACGGGATCGGATTTCTTGGATTATTTGATTCGGCATGGTTTCAAAAGAACGGACAAAGACGAAGAGTTGTATGAATGCATTTCAGATGCGATTCAGGAATTGAGACGACGGTTTATGTTTGATGAAGCAGAAATGGAAACAGAAACGACAGACCAAATTTCTGTTTTGGGCGATTTCAAGCTTGATATTGAAGATGATTTTGGCTTGTTGCTGGGAGTGATTATCGAAGATGATGATACGGGAACACCACTGAATCAATTAACCAAGTCACAATTCGATAATAAATATTCAAGCATCAATGTTGAATCTGACAAGGGATATCCAGGAGATTTCACTATTTATAAAAGTCAAATTTACATCGGGCCGATTCCTGATCAGATCACCTACAATTATCGGATTAGCTATTCGTCTAAAGGCGGAGCGGTTACCTCTGCGACAACCGCCGTTCCTTTCACCAATCTTTATCGAGACATGCTGGCCGATAACGTATATGCGCGCATATACAAAGTCGTAGAAGACTACGACAAGTCTGGTTTTTTCCGACAAGAATTTGAAAGGAAATTTTTAGATGTTGAAAGACGGGAACGAAATAATTCAGGCGAGGGCACATTTACCGTGATGCCTGTAGGAATGTAATGCCAGCGTTAAAAACTCAAGTCATCTCTCCCATTATCGGGATCGATGTTTCCAAACCAGGTGATTACGTCGATGCCAGGGCGACGACGAACGCTCAGAATGCTGAGATTAAGCGCGGCATTATTCAGCAGAAGCAGGGCTGCCATCAACTGGGCTCGACTCTGGGTGAGCGTATTATGGGCGTGTCCGAACTTGAAAACGGGGCATCAACCTTTCTAATCAGAGTCGGATTGACCAAAGTTGAGGTTTTGGATAAATCAACGGATACCTGGAGTTCTATTGCCAATACAGTTTTAGCGGGCGCAGAGACAGACTTGATTAGCTTTTCCTTCCCTTTGATTTCTGCTGAGCGGAATATGGTGTTTACAAATGGTGTTGACGCTATTCGTAAAACAGACGGAGGAACAGACGCTGATTTGGGCGGAACGCCACCCCTCGCAAAATTTGTTCTTGATTTCGGAACTTATCTTTTATTAGGGAACGTCACCGACGCGGGAACCAATTTTTTTACTCGCGTTCAATGGAGTGATACCGGAGATCCTGAACAATGGGTCACAGGAAATGCAGGATCAACTGAGCTTCTTGAAGATAGCCTTGAAATTACAGGAATGCATGTATGGGGTGATTTCGTCGCTGTGCATAAAGAAAGCGGGATCTGGTTGGGTCAATTGGTCAGCACCTCGGATGTTTTTAAATTTTCTCGTCGGGAAACAGCGGGAACTATTTCCAACGGAACGATTCAGAATTTGCCGACGGGAGAACAGATTTTTTTAGCGCGAGATGGGATCAGATTATTCAATGGAACAACTTCAACATTGATCAATAGTCCCATTATTGATGAATTAAGGGATTCCATGAACCCGGAATTCGTAAATCGATCTACCTCAGTTTTGGTGAAAGATTTAGACGAATATTGGGTTGCGATTCCCATAGGAAGCGAGGAAGATAATTCGACCATCTACAAATACAATTATCGCACCGGACAAGTTTTCAGAGATACCAGAGAGAATTTAACCACGTTGGCTTTGACGCGCAGGACTTCCCAGGCGCCCTGGGATTCCGATTCCGATTCCTGGAATTCGGATACATCGGCTTGGGATTCTGTGGTGGACTTGAATTTACATAAACAAGTTACATTCGGAGATTCGGCCGGTATTTCTTCTCAGAGGGATACCACAGCGAATGATATTGCTGTAGCCATCGATTCAATTTGGGATTCCAAAGATTTCACGATTTTAGATATTGATCCTCAAAAGCCCATTGGGACGATGGTTCGCTTTGACAAGGTTGAATTATGGGCCAAAGGTGATACGGTTACATCTTATTATTCAACGGATGGTGGGTCGACGTGGAATCTTATTACAACGACGGATTTAGATTCGGATTATCCAACGGATGCCACCGCCGATTTTCTTTACTTTGATGTGGTTACTTCCCGGATTCGGTTTCGATTCAGAAACGATCGAGGAGATGAGTCGTGGGCACTAAAACAGTTTTGGATTTCAGCTAAGCCGCGTGAGGTCAGAAATTGACAACCTACAAACGAGGTCTATTTCAAGGAATTTCTTCCTCGCTTCAAACCGATATGGCGAGGAAACTTGATAAAGATATATTTCGATCCTTAACGGAGCAGGATGATAATTTAGGGGCTTTATTGGATGCGGGGCTCAATTTTGATGAGAACTTCGATTCTGTTTACGTTTCGTTTACAAGTTCGGCCACGCCGAACGCAGAAAATACGGTGGCGCATACTTTAGGAAAAGTTCCGACGGGGTTTATTGTCGTGGATAAAAACAAAGCCGCGCATTTGTATCGGAATGGCACAACTGCAACAAAGACAAATATTTATCTGAAATCAGATGTGGCGTCGGTGGCGTTTACAATATTGGTATTTTAAGGAGAGGCTATGGGATTAAAAAAGTTTTTTCTGTCGGCATTAATTATTTTTTCATTCAGTGTTCTGTTATTTTCTTTTTCAGATGATTGGTCAACGCTGACACCGGCAGGGACAGAATCAAAATCGTTGGGAGATGACCGCATCCGACAAATGAAAAGCGAAATTCAGAATGCACTTCAATTCCAAGGAGTTTTCCCAGGCGCAGATTCTACTACGCCGCGCTTCATGCAGAAATTATCAACGACAACCACATCGGGCCGACCCACAGGAAATAATGTTTCGACAGGAACTTGGATTATAAACAAAACCTCAGCAACCATTGAGCAATACGATGGAACGAATTGGAATGCAATTGATGTGGTGAGAAGTTCTTCAATTACAGAAGGAAAATTAGACGTGTCAGTGGCAGGGGCCGGATTGGGCGGTGGCGGCGGTGTCCCGTTAAGAGTTCAATACGACACCAATACTTTCACGGTCACATCTGATTCGATTACTTTAAATTCAACGGTGGGAACAAGTTTTCTTGTCGCTGGAACGACTATCGCTTATGGAAATGGGAATACTAGATATTTTGTTGCTCCACTTCAGAATAATTCAATCGAAACAGAAACAGAACTCAGCGTTATTGTGCCATATAACTCAACAGCTTCCAGACTTTATGGAAAATGGCAAGCAAATGCATTTTCAGACGATAGAACATTAACTCTTATGGTCAATGGTGTAGCTTCTGCTTTAACCTGTCATTCTACTGCCTTAAGTTGTTCGGATGTATCCAATTCCGTAAGTATTTCAGCTGGAGATACAGTATCTATTCGACTAGCGAATGGATCTGTTATGGGATATTTTAAAGCTGCGGTGATGTTTAAATCGGTGCTTTAATTTTTTGACGGCTCCCAAGCCGGACTCGAACACAAATTTTGATAGTGGAGAAAGAAAATGGGAATAGGATCTGTAATTGGTGGTGTAGTAGGGGGTGCAGGGGGATCTTTAATTGGTGGTTTATTCGGTGGCAAAGGAAATCCTCTCGCACCACATCAAACAACTCAAGATCAAGTTCCTCTTGAAACGCCTGAACAAAAAGCAGCGCGGCAAATGCTGCTTAAACTTGCACAGTCCGGTGCCTTTGGAGATTTTAAGGTAGGGCAGAATTTAAATTTAGGTTTAGGCGATTTCGGCATGACGGGTACTGAAAACCAGGGCATGTCGAGTCTTCAGAATCTTCTTTCTTCAGGAATCCCCGATCAATTCAAACTGGGCGACCAGGCTCTTCAAGATATCCTAGCTACTTCACCACAGCAGATTGAATCCCAGTTCTCTCCATATAAAGCACAGGTTGAACGACAAATCACAGACAGTAATAATGCGCTGAAACGTGGCTCGGCTTTTGCTGGAAATCTTTATTCAACCAATACCGTTCAACGCCTGGGTGATATTCAAGCCAGAGGAAATGAAACCCTGGCATCTCAACTTGCCAACCTTACCAATGAGGCTATGAATCGCCGATTACAGGCCGTGCCACTGGCATATCAATCTGGTCAAGCCCAGGAAGGAATCAATCAAAACCGTATTGCTAGCGCGTTTCAGTATGGTCAGTTACCTCGAACACTTAATGATGCGGCTATTAAAGCGCGGGATGCAGAGGTTCTGCGCAGGCGTTCTGAGTTGGCAATGCCAATTCAGGCGGCACAAACAGTATCGGGGCAGAACGCTAATTTTGGCGTGCCTTCAGTTACGACGAGTCAACCGTCTGAGTTGATGCAACTGTTGCAGATTTTTGCTCCAGTTGCCGGTCAATTATTTGGTAGGAAGGGAGCGTAATATGGTGGCATCTGTTCAAGAACTTATTGCGGCTGCCAACGCCAAGGCTGGCGAAAGTCCTCTCATTGGGTTGGCCAAAGCTTTGGCAGGAGGTGTTTCTTCCTATCAAGCGGCTCAAGAAGATGCTTTAAATCAGAAAGTAAAAAGTACTCAAGTGGCTCAACTTATTGAGCAAGCCAAAAACAATAAAGCAAATCTTGATGCCATGAATGCGCGACTCGGCGGAGCCAATCCCATTGGGCCGGATCAGAAGTTTGAGGAGACGTTTACCCAAGGGAAAGAAGGGGTGACGAGGACAATTAGGATTCTGGATAACAAACCATCTGACGTAACTTTTAACAAAGTTCAATTGGATGCTATTAAATCTGGCGACACACAGAAATTAGCGGATGCCTTTCCAACCGGTGTTCCTCCGAGAGCAACCGAGTTAGCCTTATCTGGAATGAGAGTAGAAAACACTCAGGATGAAAGAGCGATGAAGCATAAAGAGGCAAGATCAAAAGAGAGAACGGTCATTGTTGATAAATTTAATGCAGACGCATCTGTTAAAAAAGCACAGCAAGCAATTGATTTCTCAAACAATATCGTTGAGTTTGCAACCAGTGATAATCCTATTGCAGCAGCAGCCATACCAACATTTATGGCAAGGGCATCGGGAGAAGTAGGAAACCTTTCAGAAGCAGACAAAGCTCCCTTTGGTGGAAGTCGCGCTATTATTTCAAGATTGGAAGCATCGGCAACCCAGGCTGCCAATGGAAAACTGACAGAAGAGAATAAAAAATTTATTACTCAATTGGCCCAAATCATGCAGGATAGATCTAAGGAGAATATAAAAGATTTGGCTAAGAAAAGATCCAAGCAATACAGCAAAGCCAGCGATTTTCTGTCAGAAAATGATATCTACTCATCATTAAATCCAGAAGATGATGGTATTAATCAAAATACAAATGCTCCTGCCGGAAAGAATGTTCTTGTGCCAGGTATGACTCGCATCACAGCCAGTGATGGAAGCGTCCATGATATTCCTACCAAGAATCTTGAAAAAGCCAAGCAACGTGATCCAGGTCTTAAGGTCATGCAATGATTGATTTCACAGATTTAGGTGGGGCAGCAGTTAAAGAACCATCTAAAACTAAAATTGATTTTGCAGATTTGGGTGGTCAATCTGTTTCTGCCCCTACTACAACTCAACCAGGAATTCTTGATTCCATTCAGGGAATCATTAATGATTACAAAAAAACTCAACAATTTACTCCGCAAGGAATGTTGGAAAATATCGATACGCTTATACGTCAGGGTACAGGAAAACTGGCAGATAAAGTATCAGAGGGTTTCGCTGGTCCAGGATTGAGGATAGGCCCTCTTTTTTCTCCTGGCCCAAAAGTAAAATTATCTCCAGAGGTAGCGGCAGGAATCGGTACCGCGATTTCAAGTGCTTACGATATTGCGACGTCTTTCGTCAATCCTATAGAAGGAGCTGAGGTAGGAGCGGCCAAGTTAGCCAAAAACAAATATGCCCAAGAAAAACTTTTAACAGCAATGGGTACGCCGAAAAGACTTCTTAAAACTCCTGAATTAATTAAAAAAGCAGAAGAACATGCCCAGGTTTTACTAGAGCAGGGAGTGGCTAAACCACTTCGTGGAACAAAAGGAATTGCAGAACATTTGACTGAGCTTGAATCATCTTCCGGTCAAAAGATTGGTTCTATTCTCGATACGTTGGGAGAAAAAGGAAAGGTTTTTAATCCGCAATCTGCCATTGAAGAAATAAATAAATTAAGACCAACGTCTAAATCAACAGGACAAATTTTAAGAGGTGGGGCTTATGACAAGATCAATGGGAAAATAGATGAGGCCATCGCCACAGTTCAAGCTCATTCGCTTAAACTTCCCGACGGAAGTGCCATGAATCAACCCCTTTCATTTCAAGAGGCAAACGATTTAAAGGGTGTCCTTCAAAGCCAAGCCAATTATGCGAGTAATAAAGATGCTACTTTGCTGGACAAAATCATTGCAGGAAAATTCAGAGGATCTGTCGATCATTCATTGGAAAAGGCGGCTAAAGAGATTGGCGATCCGGCTCTGGCCAAAGAATTTCAACAAAGCAAAAAGATTTACGCGGCAACTCAATTTGCTCAAGATCCTGTTTACAATAAATTGGCAGGCGAGCTAACAGGGAAGAAAATTAGTTTAACCGATTGGATTCTAGGGTCAGCTTCTTTAGCGTCAGGAAATCCTTTGACGGCTGTTGTCGAAATAGGGTTGAAAAAAGGAATTGAGAAATTTGGGCCTATGACACAGGCAGCTATTTCAAATGCTTTAACGAAAACACCTGAGATTCTGACCAAGGGATTGCAGGTAAATGCCTTGTCTGAATTAATGAGAAAAATAAGTCCTGATTCTCAATCTTCCTTGGTTAATTTGTTAAGGAATTTACCGCAGAGTAAAGAGACAGCATTGCCTCCTAATTCACCAACACCTCCTCCGGCTTTGGAAATGATATCCGCTGCCAAATCTGAAAAACAAAAATCGTCCAAGGGTAAAATCTTAGATGAAGAAACAGCTTTATCTTACCTCGATGCTGCCGGAAACGATCCCCAGAAAGCGAGGAAAATGGCCATTGCTGATGGCTGGACAATCCCTTGATGGACGTTTTCGACAAAATACAAAAGAAAGATATTTTTTCCCGAACTCTTAAAAAGAAGTTGGAGGGAGATATCTTTGAACGTATTGATGCCAAGCTTCCGCCCATCATCCGCACTTACGTTAAGGAAGAAGCAAATAAGAACCAAAAGAACCTTGTTGCCTTGATACGAAAAGAAGTCGAAACAATTCCAGCCAAAGTTGTTGAAGTTCAAAAACCAATTCCTCCGACGAAAGATTATGCCGATCTCGCTCAGATTGAAGAATTGAGAAAAGAGATTGAGGAATTAAAAAAAATAATTGAAGATTTAAAAAAGGTTCCTGTTTCTCGTCCGCAATTTGTTGGCTCTATTGGAGCCGGTGGACGGTTTCCCCGCATGGCTGGACATACTGGAGAATTTCTTTCAACGGATGGGAATATGGCTTATTGGACACCGCAAACAGCGGGTGGTACATCTTCAGAGGTTTATACAACATCGAATGTAACCACACACCGTGATTTGAATGCGGACAGTACAAGCCTGAATCAACTCGCGGATGTTTTGGCTAGCCTGATTGTTGATCTTCAAGGAGCCGGAATTCTTCAATGAAAAAGTTATTATTTCTAGTTCTTCTTCTGCCGTCTCTTTCTCATGCCGATATCCTGGGCGACTTAAATTCAAATGCCGATGTGTTGCTGACAACTCAAGCTGTTGCTGGAAGCGGGGCAATTATTGCCGTTGGAACAGGAACTGCTTCTAACTTTACAACCAGCATAACAAGTCCCACCAATGCAATAAGTTTTCTGGGCAGTCACTTTACCTCTGTTGCTGATGGAACAACCAATTTCATTTCCTTGGGGTCAAACGTTCCTTTACTTAATTCCACTCAAACCTGGACCGGTGCGAACATATTTACCGGATCAACAACTCTTAACGGCCCTTTACTTGCACGAGATAGCGTAGGAACATTGGGGCAAGTTATTGTTTCAATGGGTGAGGGCGCGGCTCCGATGTTTGTGGATCCCATCGTTTCACAATCCAATCCCGCTCTTTTGCAAACCTCTGCCTCTATCAATGGATCATCCAATACCGTCAATGTTTCAAATTCATCATTTAGTGTAACCGGATCAAGTGTCATTGTCCAAAATGGTTCCGGAGCAAATGCTGTCAATATTCAAGACGGTGGAAATTCGATTACTGTA